ACGGGTATCATTCTTCAGTGGCTACAGAAGGATATACAACTCCTCATGATATATTTGGTTTACCCGCAAATAACGTAAGATCAAATACAGCGGGTCCTCTGGAGGCACAGGGAATTTTAATAACGGGAAGTATAAATCTTCAGGGTCCGGATGCACTCATACTAAAAATAAGTAGCGGTGCCGAAGAATTGAATAAGACGGTATATTCCGACACACCGTTCTATACTGGTCGAATCCTGATGTGTGGAGACGTCATCAATTATTCAGGCGTGGATGATGCCGTAGAGCATAATTTTGACACGGGGGCGCAAAACATATCAAAATTACGTATACAGTTCTTTTACAGTAGTAATAACCGATTGATTCCATACGATTTTAGAAACGCGAATCACGTACTGAAACTGTCTATACATGGAATCATAGACAAACTTAAAACGATTCCAAACGTGAAGAAGGATTTTTCACTACCACCACCTATGCGCGTCCCCGAATTAGAGGATCCGAATAGATGGAATGCGTTATTATACATATCCATGATAATTGCTACAGGTATTGTATTTATGTTATTTACTAGACCCAAAATTCCGAAAATTAGCGGGTAACCGCGTAAACGGGGGCACCAGGCTTTTTGACCTTCTGGGAGATACGAGAGATCACCATGTAGACGACGACCGAGAGAAGAGTGGTAAAGAGCGCGGTGAGCGCATAGTTCATACCACCGTTCTTCTGAACCTTGACGACCTGGTGAATAGTCCAGCGAACGAGATCCATCCAAGATAGAGCCGCGGCAAAAGAGAAACCGGCGACGACGGAGTTAAGAGATTGAGTTTCGAGCTCACGGGATATGGCAACAAGAGTATCGGTGGCGATATCGGCAGACATTGTATAATATATAAAGAGATTTTATTCTGGTAACAGCTCCTCTTCGATCAATATTTTCTGATATTTTTCTTTTTTATACCCCCTGACGGTACTCTTTTCTGAGTCGGTATCACTTTCATCATCACTATCGGATTCCGAATCTTGACCGTCGGAGTTAAATGTTTTATAATTAGAAGTTGTCCATCCCTCCGGAGGAGAGGTTTCCATTACTATCGATTGCATTTTTTATCATCTCTTCTGACGGATTGGTGGGTTTCCAACTCTCCCATGCGTCATGTGCGTTATTTATTTCCATGTAGAGTTGTTCTGTTCCCGAATATGGCTCAAAGTCGGGTGCATCTTCTTCCGCCACTATCTCCAATTCTTCTTCATCTGATTCCTCTTCATCATAAATTTCGGGAAACCATGATCCGATGCGTTCTCCAACTGTATTCATCGCACAATATTTCAAGCAATATTCCATATCCTCGGATAGAATTGTATTTCTACCACACGCTTTCGCATATTGACCCGATAAAACGACAGCCTGTTCCACTACTGGTGTAATAATTTCAATCGCCGATAGAACCATTTTGGAAGATAAGTCGTGCTCCTCCATCTTTGATTCTTAATATGTTATAACTTAGAGCGTAAACTCTAAGCTCTCTTTTTTCGTGAACATTATTATTTAAAGTGGCGGTAATATATTGTTCTTTTATTGCGCTAAAATTTCTTTGACCCGTTGGATACCATCGTTCGGGTTCAAGTGCAAAACTATATGAATAAAACCTTCTAAATAACTGCGTTCTGGTGTGGTGTATACCACTCTGAACTGCTCGTAGATTTATGAGACTACCCGAAACTTTGTCTAAAGTAGTTTCCTTATCTAAATCCATTTCCATACTAACGAGATTTTCGTAATTTATATACGTACCCGTATTTGGGGGGTAAATCAAATCTCCGTGATCGTAATCAAAGACACTATATTTAAGCCCATTCCGTGCAACGATAAAAAATAGTTCCTTGACAGGATTTACAAGCTCTAGCTTAAACGTGTGCTCTTTCGTTCCAACGGCTGAATCTACTGGAATTTGAAACGTATTACGCTGTGTTTGTGTGATAACAAAATCAATATCACGTTTTTCATATTTTTCGCGTTCCGGGGGATTGAGTTGGACCATTTCGGTATACAAAGAAACATCGTTTATGGTCGCCTTAGATGGATCGAAATACGGTTCTATAATTTTTATCATACCCCCCATTCCAACGTGGTTTTTACATATGTAGTATATTGTATCGGGTGCATCATCTGGAACCGTATAAACAAGAAGAGTTTCTGAGCTTTGTGTAACTCCGTCGCCCTGAGATGGTAATTTTTGTCCTCCTAATATAGAGTTACTATCTATGACCGGTGGTCTTCCACCTTCGGATTTAGTAGATAATCTGAAGGGGTGTGTTGCATCCCCTGTTGGATAACTAAAGTTATACGTATTACCTCTTATCAGTGTTAGTGTAGATTGAACATTGCTATCGATCGCGTACTTGTTACCATTTGTAGTATCAACGGTGACGGTGAATGTTGTATTGTCTGGACTACCAGAATTATCTGTAATTCCAACCCAATTGTGCAAACACCTATCCTTTTCACTTAGTTTAATTTCTATATCGATTTCGTGTACTTTTAATGCACATAATGGAAGTGCAAGTTGTGGGTTATCGTGAAAGAAAAATGGAATATCTACTATAAATGTTCGTGGTGCTGTAGCATTATCAAGATATCCGTCTACATGGGTAGATACAGGGGATCCAGATACTTCATTTGGACACTTACCTATCAGTTTATCGAGATTCGTTTGTTTTGTTTGTGTTATGTACTGTTCGGAATATATTTGTAACCAATCGCGATGTACACGTTGAATACGCTGCCCACCTATGAATATATCTACGTATTCTATGATAGCATGTCCAATAGACTCTGTATATTTCCTATATGTACCACTATGTAATAGTTCGGAAAGCTCGATATGCAACCGTACACCTTTAAGTAAATCTCCGGAATCGTTATCTATGGTACAACGTAAGGTTTTACCGTAATCAATTTCACCTTCTAATTTAGCTTTTACATCGTACATAGCAAAATTCGTATGTTTTTTAAATTTGTCTATGAAATGTGTATACTCGGGGTTAACCGTAAAGTAATCATCCTGACTACCCGTCGTGGCTAATTGTACTCTGCCAGCCATTTCTATTATAACCAGTTAAAATTTTAAACCCGCTAATCCTCCCTGAATGCGAAGGATGTTGTAACTTAGAGCATAAACTTTGACTTTAATATCTCTAGTCGCCGATACTTCGTCTAACTCTATATCTATTTTTTTGTGTATAATGCGACTCATATTTACTTGTCCGGTGGGATAATACTTTTCTGGATCAAGTGCAAAGGAATACATATAAAATTCGTTTGCGGGGTCTGGGCATCCCGTGTGATACTTCAAAGACTGACCATACGCTAAATATGTACCCGAGTAATCAAATATATTTTTACCGTTAAAATCTAAACGTATATTTTTTATTAATCTATAATCGGAACGTTTTAATACGTTACCCGTACCAACGATCGCTGTCGAAAATGACTGGTCACTTTTCGAGGTAGTTAATAATGTATCTTGTGTACCCACATCTTCTTTCGCTATAAAGAATAGCTCCTTTACGGGGTTTGTGAATTTTAACAGTGCCGATTTCTTCGTTTCATTAGGTTTAAATGTTACTGTAGAAACCTGTAATTGTGTAATCAAATAATCCATGGGTCTCGTGAGTAAATAATTACGCTCATCTTCGGTAACAAAGAAAAAGTCTACTAAGACGGAAGCATTTAAAATTCTCCCATCTTCGGTGACTTCTCGAGTAACATTTCCATCTCCCTGAAGGGTATATTTAAACGTAACGTCGTCATCGATATCCTTAAACGTTAATTCTATTTCTATCATCTGTTTTTTAAGCGCACACACGGGTATAGCCAAACTTGGGTTCCTGAAAAAATAAAAGGGAAGATTTACATAAAATGTATCGTATGACCCAGATACAGCTAAGTGGTTCCCCTGACCATTTAAGAAATAAAGTGTTTGAGCGACGTCATCTTTATTACTATGTAGCTGGTCGTACATCGTTATATACTCCCCTGTGAGTCGTTCGATTGTTTGGCCTCCCATCTTAAGATCCACATGTTTTAATAGATTTTTCGCCACTGGTATGTTATAATAGTGTTTTTCCGTGGATGTATCGGTGGGTAATGTTCCTAATCGTAATTTAAGAGTCATAGATCTAACCAAGTCTCCGACGTTATTGGGTACTATAGACCGTAAATTACTCCCAAGTTTGAAATCACCTGTAAAAGGTAACTCGACCGTTTCGGTGGAAAATCGAGTATGCCTTCTAAATATTGTAACAAAATATGAGTAACTGGGGTCTCCGGAAAGCCATTGATCTTGAATCCCCCTGACAGCGATTCTAGCTCGACCAGCCATTCTTAATACATGCGAGTAAAATTTTGTGAAATAAAACGGTGCAGTATTATAGATGGATTTACGTTTAAGAAAATTTAAACCAGCGGCTATAGCCGACGATAAAGTATGTGTATTTATAGGTAAAAGAAATACAGGTAAATCCACACTTGTTACCGATATTTTGTGGCACAAAAAGCATTTACCAGCGGGTATAGTCTTGTCTGCTACAGAAGAGGGTAATCATTATTATCAACAATTTATACCAGACCTGTT